GAGCAGCATCAAGCGACCTAACAGTTGCTATTAGCCCGTTAGGGCTAGTAGAACTTGCAGACGAAGAGTTTGAAGTCCATGGCCCACGCCTAAACCGCTACTCAGCCGCATGGGCTTGGTATCTTGGGCACCACTGGTCCTACCGCCGTGAGATGGGCGAATCACAGTTCTATATGAACTACGTCCGCACTATGTCGGACTACATTACTAACTTTTGTTTTGGTAAAGGTATTCAATTTCATGTCCCTGAGCAGAATGCTGCTGTAATCCCACCACTTCTTCACAAAGTGTGGGATGGCGATAACAACAAGCATTATGTTCTTTGGGAAATGGGACAACTAGCGTCAGTAACAGGCGATTGCTTCGTAAAGATTGCCTACGAAGAGCCTTATGTGGATTCTGTGGGCTTGCAGCACGAGGGACGTATTCGTATTATCCCTCTTAACCCAGCGCATTGTTTCCCTGAGTACCACCCGCATGACCGTGACCGTCTAATTCGTTTTAAACTTAAGTATCGTTTTTGGGGAACATCCCCTGAAGGTACTCGTCAGGTTTACACTTTTGTTGAAATCTTGTCTGACGATATGGTTCAACAGTTTGTTAATGACGAACTGATTGACCAATACCCTAATGCTTTGGGTCAAATTCCTGTTGTACACATTCCTAATACAACTATCTCGTCTTCTCCTTGGGGTCAGTCAGACATCTGGGATATCATCCCACTTAACCGTGAACTAAACGAGAAGATGACTGAAGTTTCAGACATCATTAACTACCACGCCGCTCCTGTCACTATCATCACTGGCGCTAAGGCTTCTCAATTGGAGCGTGGACCTAAGAAGGTGTGGGCAGGTCTTCCTAAAGATGCCAACGTCTTTAACCTTGAATCTCGTGGTGAAATGTCTGGTGCCTTGGAGTACGTCAATTTCATTAAGCGCACAATGCATGAGATTACAGGTGTCCCTGAAACTGCTCTTGGGCAAATGCAACCCATTTCAAACACTTCTGGCGTGGCTTTGGCTATTCAATACCAGCCAATGATGAACCGCTACAGCATGAAGAAGATTCACTTTACTAAGGGTCTTGAGCGTGTTAACGAAATCATTATTCGTACTGCTGCAATTTTTGAACCATGGTTGTTAAATTACGACCCAAGTAAGGCTTCAGAACCAGAGCGTGACCAACTTCCACAGTTAGACCCTGCTGACCCTCTAACTTACCGAACAAGTATTCACTGGCCTGAGCCACTGCCTATTGATGTTCTTATCAAACTAAATGAAGTGCAAGCCAAGATGCAACTTGGGCTTGAATCAAAAGAAGGTGCTTTGCGCATTCTTGGCGAAGAATTCCCACGTGAGAAGTTGTCTGAAATATTTGAAGAACTGCAAGATGACGCTATTGACCAAGGTGCCTTGGACATGATGCGTGCGCAGATTCAGCAAGCCATCATGCTTGCTACTGGAATGGTTACACAGCCTGACGGAGGTGCCCAGCCTGCACCTTCAGAAGGTGGTAATGTATCCACATCGGAAAGCCCCGCTTCCCCGATGCCTGGACTTGGTGCAGCAATGCCGATGGAAGAGGAAATTGTAAATAAAATAGTATCCAGGGCTTATGGCGCTCGTTTTGCACAACGCCGTAACCCTGACGAAGATAACTAAACGTAGCACTAAACAAGTTCATATAAGCCAAACTAACAAAGTAGGTAATACTCATGGCAAGAAACCCAGGTCCCGAAGGGGACATTATTTCAGTCCCTGCGGATGCTCCCCAAGTAGAGCAATTCGTTGAAGACGCAATGAAGAAAAGTAACTCTAAACTCTTTTCTGAGGATGAAGTAGAAAACATCCGTAAACAGGAAAAAGACAAGATGTACAAGCGTCTTGAAGAGGCTGACACCCGTGTAAAAAGCATGGAAGAGCAAATGGCTATCATCGCCGCAGAGCGTGAAGCAGCCCGCCAAGAAGCAGAAGAGCGTGCAAAGCAAGAACAAGAAATTCTTAAGCAACGTGAGCACAACGAACTTAGTGCTAAAGAACTGCTTCTTAAAAAGGAAGATGAGTGGACTCAGCGTTTTGAAAATGTAGAAAAAGACTACAAAGCACGTATTGATGCCATTGAAACCCAGCGTGCCGCACAGGAAGCACTCCTTGAAAAAGAGCGCCGTATCCAAGAATTAACGGCTTATCGCAACAGCCGTGTTCAAGATGCTGCTGACAGCATTATCCCTGAATTACAAGACCTCGTCTTTGGTAATACCGAAGAAGAGATAGAAAACTCAATTGCAGTGCTTACTGAGAGAAGTAATGCTATTATTGAATCAATCCAGCAAGCGACTGCGCAACAGCAAGGTCGCCTGCGGGGTGCGCCAGTAACGGCTCCCCCTGTTGGGCCAATGGAAACTCAGACGGAATACCAAACATTGACAGCGGAGGATATCCGCAACATGCCGATGGACCAGTACATGAAGATGCGAGACAGGCTCCTCAACGCCCGCCCCTCACGGGGCAGGTTTTAACCTAACAACAACAACTATCCACGGAGGATAATTTTATGGCCCTTCCAGCCCCACAAGGTGGCGCAATTACAGGAGCAGGTCTTGGTTCAATTACAACCACAGGCTACTCAAGTGATTCAACACTTTCTCCAGCAATTCAGCAAATTTGGTCCAAGGAAATCTTGTTCCAAGCAATGCCAGTTCTACGCTTTGAACAGTTTGCCGTCAAGAAGACGGAACTCGGAGTTATGCCTGGTTTGACAATCAACTTTATGCGTTACAACAACCTTACGACTAGCGAAGCCACTGGTGCTGAACTTACTGAAGGTGTACGTATGGAGCCAGTTGCTCTTTCTGCAAGTCAAATTCAAATCACCGTTAAGGAACAAGGTCAGGCTGTTGCAGTTACTGAACTCCTCCTCAACGCATCATTTGATGACGTTATGGCATCATCTTCACGACTTCTTGGTCGTCACATGGCTCAGTCCATGGACATCCAGGCTCGTAACACGTTGTACGCACCAGGAACACCATTCGGTGGCGGCGCAGCCGTTGCTCCTTCGGTAGTCTTCGGTCGTTCACCTGCTGCGGCTCGTGGTTCTATCTCGCCATACGATGCAGGTACCCTTGGTAACGCATCTAACCCAGGCTGGCTCTCACCTGCTGCTGTAAAAGACGCAGTTGAAGTACTTGCTGGTCAGAACATCCCTCGCCTTGGCGATACCTACGTATGTTTCGTACACCCTTCACAGAGCCGTGCGCTTCGTGACTGGCCTGAATTCATTGAAGTAACAAAGTATGCCGCTCCAGGTAACTTCATGCTCGGTGAAATTGGTCGTCTGTATGACGTAGTCTTCATTGAGACCACCCAAGTTCTCAAGGGTGGAACCAGCATCGTTGACCTCAACCCAGCAACCGCTGGTTACCAAAACCCAGATGCTGACTCGTACTCAGCAATCATGATTGGTGACAACGCATTCGGTCAGGCAATCGCATTGCCAGTTGAACTGCGTGACGGTGGTGTCATTGACTTCGGTCGTGAGCACGGTTTGTCATGGTATGCAATCTGGGGCTTCGGTGTCATCACCGCAGAGTCTCGTGTTGTAATCAACACAAAGGGTGGCGCAATCTCCTAATAAGGAGCCTGCAATCTACTAAGATGTCGGAGGGAGGGTCCCTTAAGACCCTCCCTTCAGCACAACAATTACGTTACATAAACTAGGAGTCAAAATGACCACAAAAAAGACCAACATATTTGCAGAACCAGTTGAGGAAGATGAGACTGAAACAGTTGTCTCTAAACCCGCTACTGATTCAAACATTCGCCGTGCTCGTATTAAAGGCACATGGCTGATGCATTGGGGTAATCAAAAGTTTAACTTTGAAGATGGAAAAACCTTCCATATTCCAGCAGACCTCTATGAGTACCTCAAGACCAACGGAAACATCTACGACACTCTCTGAGGTAATTAATGGGCTTTACCATTCCCAACTACACCAATGCAGTTGCTACTGGGGTTGGCGACCAGGCAGAGCCCGACAGTGTAGATTTCCAAATTCTTGGAAACTCATCCAATGGTGTGGTATTTGACCCCACCAACTATGCAACTAACGGTGTTGTTACTAAGACCTCAACAACTAGTAACTCTGTTAATATTGCTCCGTACAAAGTGCGCATTGATGGTACCTATTACCACAACCACGAAATTTTTACACTTGTATTAGACGGTGGTGATGCAAACAAGCGTTTTGACCTTGTAGTCATTCCTAAAGAAACTCCACTAATACCTAAGTTTCGTAAAGGTACATCTAGTAGCACTAACCCAGAATTTCCTTCCCTTGTTGATGGTGACATTGTTCTTGCTGCTATTTATCGCTCAGGCTCAGGTTCTGCTGGGTACATTGATACACCCAACATTGTAGATAAACGTTTCTTTATTTCAAGTAACACTACTTGGATTAATGCAAATGAACCTACCCTTGCTGCTAACAGTGATGGCGCTAAAGCCGCTAACGGTGACATCTGGATTACCACAGCAAATGCTGCATTTGGTAAATCTAGTGTATGGCTTAAAGTCGCAGGCGCTTGGGAAAACCTTGCTAAGTACACTGCAATATCTAGTACCAATACTGCAAATAACCTTGTGCTACGTGATGCCTCAGGAAACTTCTCTGCTGGCACTATTACCGCAAACCTTGCAGGAAATGTCACAGGAAATGTCACAGGAAATGTCACAGGCAGTTCAGGAAGCACTACTGGTAACGCTGCTACGGCTACAAACGCTACTTTAGCCGCTAAAGCATCTACTTTGTCACAAGGTGGAGGTAACGGTACTGCCATGACTTTCAACTGGTCTGGTCAAGGTGGTCAACCTACATGGCTTTGGGGTAGCAATGATGGTTCTAACCATTATGTCTGGAACCCTTC